CTGTTAGAGATTCATGGAAAGGTAGTAATACTGCTGATGCTATTAAATATAAATCAGAAAAAATAGCCAAAGCAAAAGATATAATCCCAGTTGTTCCTGGTCCTTCATCTAAAATTGCAAAGTATAGATTGATGAAATTAAAGAGAACAAAACATCAACGCATAAATAGTCAATAAAAGTTTAGAATAATGATCACATTAATTAAAGGTACTGAAGCAGCATGTGGCACAAATGCTGCGGGTGCATCCACCTTTGGTAGTGCTACAGCAGTACGTCTTGTTAATAATAGTGGAACTGCAAGACTCGTAACTGTTATTGATGAAGTTGGAGGATCTACAACAATCGGAACTTTTACGCTACCAGGTAATGCAGTAGAAGTTGTTGAGAAGAAATCAACTGAAGCAATCTTTGCTGCGAACGCTGCTGTATTAGGTGCAGCTGTAGGATATACAATAAGTTAATAATTTAATTTTATATAATTAATTACATGGCTCATGAAGTTTATCTTGGTAATCCCAATTTAAAAAAAGCAAATACTCCTATTGAATTCACACAGGATAATATTGTTGAATTTTTAAAATGTAAAGATGATCCTGTTTATTTTGCAAGAAAATATATACAAATCGTATCTCTCGATAAAGGTCTTGTTCCTTTTAGTCTATACGATTTTCAAGAAAAATTAATAAAAAATTTCCACGAGAGTAGATTTAATATCTGTAAGATGCCTCGTCAGACTGGTAAGTCCACCACCTGTGTATCTTACTTATTGCATTATGCTGTTTTTAATGATAACGTAAATATTGCTATACTTGCAAACAAGGCATCTACTGCTAGAGATTTATTAGGTAGATTACAACTAGCATATGAAAATTTACCAAGATGGATGCAACAAGGTATTATATCTTGGAATAAAGGTTCATTAGAATTAGAAAACGGATCAAAAATATCTGCAAACTCAACATCATCATCTGCAGTCAGGGGTGGATCTTATAACGTCATATTCTTAGACGAGTTCGCATTCATACCAAATCATATTGCTGATGATTTCTTTGCGTCAGTATATCCTACAATTTCATCAGGTCAAAGTACAAAAGTTATAATTGTATCTACCCCAAGAGGTATGAATCATTTTTACCGAATGTGGCATGATGCCGAAAGAAATAAAAATGAGTATATACCAACTGAAGTTCATTGGTCTGAAGTGCCAGGTCGTGATGAAGCATGGAAAGAACAGACGATTGCAAATACATCAGAGCAACAGTTTAAAGTTGAGTTTGAATGTGAGTTTTTAGGTTCAGTTAATACTTTAATTAATTCTGCAAAATTAAAAAATTTAGTATATGAAAGTCCTATTCAAAAAAATGCTGGATTAGATGTATATGAAGCACCCCGAAAAGACCATAATTATTTAATTACAGTTGATGTTGCTCGTGGTTTAGGTAATGATTATTCTGCGTTCATAGTTTTTGATATTACTAACTTTCCATATAAAGCAGTTGCAAAGTATCGAAACAACGAAATCAAACCAATGCTATTTCCAAGTATTATAGATGATATAGGAAAGGCATATAACAAAGCATTCATATTATGTGAAGTAAATGATATTGGAGATCAAGTTGCATCTATTTTAAACTATGATTTAGAGTATGATAATCTATTGATGTGTTCACAGAGAGGTCGTGCAGGTCAGGTAGTTGGTGCTGGTTTTAGTGGAAAGAGATCACAATTAGGTGTAAGAACTACAGCTGCAGTTAAAAAATTAGGTTGTTCAAATCTTAAAACTTTACTGGAAGATGATAAGATACTCATAATAGATTATGATATTATATCTGAGTTAACCACTTTCTCACAGAAACATAACTCATTTGAAGCAGAAGAGGGATGTAATGATGACCTAGCAATGTGTTTAGTTATATTTGCTTGGTTAGTTGCACAGGATTATTTTAAAGAAATGACTGATAATGATGTTAGAAAGAGAATATATGAAGAGCAAAAGAATCAAATAGAACAAGATATGGCACCTTTTGGTTTTATGTCTGATGGTTTAGATGATGATTCATTTGTTGATAAAGATGGAGATTTGTGGAAAGTTGATGAATATGGTGACAGATCTTATATGTGGGATTATATGTAATGGAATTAACTGCAAGTAATGTAATTGAATCTTTGTCTGAGATTGCTCCTTATATTGAAGCAGATGGAGGATTTGTAGAATTTGTAGAGATAGAAGAGGATACAAATTATGTTAAAGTCAGATTAGGTGGTGCTTGTACAAGTTGTGCAATGAGTGCAATGACACTTAAACAAGGCATAGAAAATAAAATAATGCAAGATATTCCTGATTGTAATGGGGTAATTCAAGTTCTGTAATGGATTTTGATGAACAAATGGAGGTAAGTCATTTCGTTCTTACAGAACGTAAATGTCGTGTTTGTGGTAAAGTTAAAGATTTAATTGATGGTTTCTATCTGATAAGAAAAAATAAAAGTATTCAATCATCATATTCTTATGAGTGTAAAACATGTACGATTAATAGAGTTAAAAAGTCAAAAAAGAAGATAAGTAATCGTTGGGAATACCCAGATTGGTAGTTCATGCACTGTTTCCCCGATGAAAAAGGGTATTTTAATAAATAATTTCAGAAAAATATTCCTGAGATCGGAGAATACAAGATGGCGGTAAATTTAGCCTCTCCTGGTATCCTAGTAAGAGAAGTTGATCTAACAATCGGTAACGTAGATCCTACAAGTGGGTCTATCGGTGCGTTAGTTGCTCCATTTACAAAAGGTCCTGTAGAGGAACCACAACTTATTGAAAATGAAGAAGATCTGTTACAGACTTTTGGACAACCATATTCAATAGATAATCACTATGAATATTGGATGGTTGCATCTTCTTACTTATCATATGGTGGAACAATGCAGGTGATTCGTGCAAATGATGCTGGATTGAAAAATGCAACAGAAGACGGTGCACCTGAACTTTTAATAAAAAGTGACACACATTATAATCAACTTGGTTATGATGACAATACTATAACTGGAACAGTTATTGCTGCTAAAACACCTGGTAGTTATGCCAACGGTATAAGAGTTTCAATAATAGATGGTAAGGCAGACCAAATACTCACTACAACTGGTATATCAACAGTTGGTATGGGAGTAACACAAAGTGTTGCTAACAGAGTTGTCGCTGGTGCTGCTGGAACAAGTTTACTTGATGGATACCTCAAAGGTATTGTTACAGGTATTCCTGAAACAGGAAAAGTAGAAGTTAAAGTATTATCACACGTTTCTGCTGCTGGAACTGTCACAAACGTTGACTATCAAGCAAACGGTGTATATTGCTTCAAAGCAAACGAAATTCTTAGTGCAAGTCTTGCAGGTACAAACGTTTCAGCTGCAACTACATCAGTTGTCAGTACACAAATTGACTGGTTTGAACAGCAAGAAATTGTTTTAACAACAAAAGACGGAAATGGTAATCCTATTAAATTAGAATGGGATCAATTAGCAGAGGCTCCAGGCACATCATCATATGCTCAAGCAAGAGGAGCTAGACACGACGAACTACACGTTGTTGTTATAGATGATAAGGGAACAATTACTGGTAACGCTGGTACAATTCTTGAGAAACATCTAAACTTATCAAAAGCAAAAGATGCTGAATATTCAGTAGGTTCAACATCATACTGGAGAAAATATCTTGCAAACGTATCTCAGTATATTTACGGTGGTAGTTCACCTTCTGGAATCACCACAACAGGATATGATGGTGTAACTGCGACTGCAATTGGTACTTTGGATTCAGACAATGCTTGGGACCAAGATGCAGATTCAGCAGACAAAGGATTTGGTGTTATAGGTGTATTCACCTCATCACTGACAGGTGGTAAAAACTACGGTGGAAAAACAGATTATGTAACAACTGGAGCGTTAGATTCAGGCATTGATGACATACTCGGTGGTTACGAATTATTCGCAAATACTGAAGAAGTTGAAGTAGACTTCATAATGATGGGTGCTGCTCATCATACAAAAGAACTGTCACAGGCAGTTGCAGAAAAATGTATTGCTGTCGCAGAGGCAAG